TTCACCTGATTGTTGTTCTTTTGTATTAACTAAAACTAATTTATCACTACCTGCTAACGTTCTAAAAAATTCATATTTAAAATCAAATCTTCCTGATACAAAACCCATATTTCTTAAATCAACACCGGGTTTTACAATTATTCTATCGCCTTCAGTTCTTGGTTCAATTTCCTTTGTTAGAATTACTCGGTCAGTAGCAGGTTCAATTACTGATAATATAACATAATCGTTATCTTCACTATTACCATAAATACCACCTTCGTACTTACGAGTTCCAGGAACAAATGTCCCTCCTGCTTTTAATAATATTTTATCTCTATCTGATAATTTACTTGACATTATAACTCTTCAAATTGTCTTGCTACTACTTCATTTAACTTATCGCCACGTACATATTTAGTCTGTTTTCTCGAAAGCTTTACCCAAGTAGAAGGGCTATCATCTGCTTTACCTGTTTCAGGATTTTCATAACTTTGAATAGCACCTCGAGGATGATTTCCGGCTCTCATAATTTGATTATTATCATCTAAAGAAGACGATGCTTGAAATTCAGCGATAGTCCGTTGTCTTTCGTTTTCATATTCACGAATATTCTCAAGTTTCAAATTTTGAAAATATTCATTATTGAGAAGTTGTTCTTTTGTATATGGCATTATTTTATGAAAAATGTAAATTTGTTATCTATTACTTCGGTATCTGTACCTGCGCTCCCGGCAAATGAACCACTTATTACTTTTACTAATAATTTATATTCACGTTGCGTCTGCAAACCTGATGTATTTAAATCAATAAAGTTACCACGTGTGTCACAAGAAATATAAGAACCTGTTCCATATGGTATAATAATATCATCTGTATAGTTATCAATTATACTATATTGAGAACCTGTTGGCAAATATTTAACTACACGATATGCAGATGCTGTTGGTGAATTACTTAAAGTAGGATTATTAGTTCTACCTACAATTCTTATTTTCCCATCATAATCTGTTGAATATTTTGATTTTAGATTAGTACTATAAATTTGTAAGTCTTCTAATTCAGAAGCATCTAAATTCTGAAGAGTGCCTGTATTCCAAACTGAAGAATCCCATACTGCTTCTAATCTTGGTGTGTATATAGTATGTGTATCTCTTGAGTAATATTTAAAATTACCTAATCTTGTACTTGAACCTTCATCTAACAGAACATTGCCGTTACCTATAGAACCTGAACGTTTTAAAATAAACCCGTTATTAGGTAATGTACCTGATAACCATTTATTTGTAATATCTGTAACATCCATTCTCATATCAAGTTCAGTATTAGTATGTACAAAACTTTGAGACGCTCGTTGACCTGAACCACTATGCCACGCACCGCCTGTATCTTTTACACCAGCGTTAGTCCAAAATGTTTCTTCATTCTTTCCCGTCCTATAAGCCCAACTAACTCCTTCTGTCTCTGCTGGGCTATAAGTTGTTTTACCTCTACCCATATTCCAACTTTGACTAACAGGATAAGCATATATGCTTTGTGAAGTAGTTAAATTATCACTACCAGCATCATATAAATTTAAATAGTACCTAGCTTTTGAACCAGCACCAGCCCTTACAACACTTTGACTCATTTCTGCTAAATCAAAACGTACTAATATTCTCGAAACATCGACGGTAACACCGGCATCGTCAACGTCTTTTCTAATTTCAAGAATCTCGTCTAATCCAAAATTATTAGATTCTGATGCTTCTGATAAAACCGTATCTTCTGTTGCGAATGTAAAATAATGCATTACCTACTCCCTATAATCCAGCACCGCTTGTCGAGTCACCTATACAATTACCCTCTATATCTAAGCTGGGAAATTTCAATTCAAATATACTCGGGTCGATTGACGGATAAATCACACCATCTTTAGTTGCTGAACCAATGTCATAAATGTTACCTGAATAATTAGAACCTTTTTCGTAACGATTATAAATTATTACCTGAAGTTTATCAGGATTGTCTTCTAAAGGAGGAACAACAGATGCTACACCATCAACTAATGCTAATTCTTGAACTATGTCAGGAACAACTATTGGTTGATTTATTTGCCACTTATCAGGGGCGAAAAAGAATTTTATAGCATTTATACATCTTAAAAGAACTTGAGATTTATTAAAACCTACTCGTGTTATAATACTAAATCGTACTCCTATATTAATTACGTAAGCATCTTTAATGTTTACTGCATCTGTTACAGGACGATATTCACTTAAATATGTTGAGAGATTTCTTTTTATAACTTCATTTAGTACTACTAATTTTTTTCCTGGAGTATAACCCAATACATACATATTGAGTGCTAACGGATTAGCAACTCTTTTATTAGCAGTCGGTAAATTTCTTTTTCTTTTTTTCTTCCTCTTGCCATCTAAAGATTTACCTTCTTGTAATTGTTCATCTTGAACAATATAAACTTTTGCTATACTACCATATCTACCTGGCATTGTTAATGCTCTCATCATATAGTCTTCTTTAGTAATAGTTCTACTTTGTGCTTGAAAAAATGCAAGAGCATTGTTTTTCACTTCAATTACAGATTCACGACCTTTGCCGCCCATAGCCGGAAGTAAATTATTACAAGCAATACTCGATTTAGCAGTAGCAATCAGTCCTGCATTAGCACCCGGTTTAGTTGGTCCAAATATCGCACCTACTACTTTATTAATACTATTAGAAGTTACGTTATGTTTTACACCGCCACCATATCTATATGTTACCGTTAAAGTAGTATTACTTGGAGCGAGACCATATGCTTTAGTATTTAAAAAGTTACTCGGGTCAAACTCTCTATCAATATTGGCTACACCGTGAGGTAAACTTGAACCGACATTATCAGGATTAGGAATTATCTCTTCATCCGGACTTGAACTATTTCCTGCTCCAAATCTTAATTCCATTTGTCCTTCTTTAGTTATATAAGTAGAAAATCTTCTTGAAGTCTTTTTTAATTTTAATAAATACGGAGCCTTGTCAGCAAATTGAGAATCTAATGGACTTGAATCAGCAGTATTATTTGCTTCAACAAATATTGTATCCTGTGCTAAAAACCCAACTTGATGCCAATCATTTCCATCGCTATCTTTTACAGATACTATTTCAGTTATACCACTTCCTGCTAATTTTACTTTATCGTATCTTTTAGCAGTGCCGAATGTAAATCTTTCTGTTTTCTGTTGACCTGAAACAGCCGCGACAGATTTTTTAAGTAAATAACTTGTAGGTTCACCCGCAGCACTTTCATATACACTAACATCTATTTGAGACGCACTACCTGAATATTGAAAATTAACATCCTCTGTTGTATAAAAATTAATTCCGGATGATGATTTTAAAACAGAATTTTGTTTTAATACTAATCCATAAGTCAAATCAGGTTTATTAGATGTACCCGACCCTATATTCGGAACGGTTTGAAAAACGTCAACATCCGCTGATGCCGCAACGGTGATTCGTGGAGTATATCCCATAGCTTGTGCAATCTGATAAACATTTTTTGTTTCTTCAGCATATGCTAATAAAGATTCTTTAAATTGATTATCTATATAATAGGATAGAACATCACCGACATATGCGGCCATTTCTATAAACATCATTCCCGGTGATGCTTCATTAAAATCATTGTACGAAGATGGAAAATATGTTTTTGCGTGTTCCATCAAAGACTCTTTGAATTGATTAAAATCCTTGTTTAAATATTTGACCTCTTTTTGTTTAACTACTTGAGCCATTTGATTCTCCCATTAATCTTCTATCTAAAACTCATCAGTATTAGTGAAATCACCCGCATCAGAACTCAATGATAAAACTATAGTTTCATTAAATTCAGTTGAAAATGTACCGATTATATTTAAAGTATTATTATTTGCTTGAAGTTTTGTGTTTACTAAAGTAACAAAAGGTAAAAATAATTCTAATGCTTCTTTTATTGCTTCTTCAACTTGAGCCTTTAATATTTCAGGTTCATTTTGTTCAAAAACAATCTCTTTCAAACGAGAACCAAATTCAGGCAACATTGGTCTTTCGCCTACTCCTGTCATTAACAAACATTTTATATTATCTTGTATTTGTTCATAATAAGAATAGTTCTGTTTAAAAAACCCATACGTTTCTGAATCATAGTTCAGAGGAAATCCTATACCGAAGGACATATCCGGGTCTAAATCTATATCTCGTATGCTCATTTTTTCAGATTCATTTTCTTCATAAGTTCACGATAATCTTTAGTGATTGCTTTTTGTACATCAGGGTCAACTTGTTCAGGAGCAACTCCTGCCTTTTGTGCTATTTCTGCGACTCCTGAATTGTGCATTCCGCCTCCATTTGGTTTCAAATCACCATAGCCTAA